TATTTCAAAATGTTCTGAGTAATGCTTTTTACCGGAATGATAATGAATATCAAAAACCGCAGCACCGCCCTTATATTCATATAGCTTGAAAGGTGCAAAGAATTTTTGACTGGGTGCTATTGAATTCCCAGAAAGACCATCAAAGATGGTTGAAATATCAGCAAGTGATTTCGGATGATTTTGTATAACGTCATTATATGTAAGCGAATCAATAAAGGCGGAAGATGCACCAAAATTCTTAACAACAAAATAGCCAGTTGGTTCTCCGCATTGTATGTAATCAAAATAAATACATACATAAGGTCGACTGGAATTTTCAATCATTTTATTATTTTGACGCAAAGTTATTACAACTGTAACGATGGAAATGACAGCCAAAATAAAGGAAAGCACAGAGAGCACAATATTTACTTTTGTTGATAAATCCATGAAATTTCCTCCTTTCTTTAGACTCAGGCATGGCAGTGCCCTGTATTTCTAGGATAGGAGAACAGATGTGAAAAGTCAATAATACTCAGATTTGATTCCGGCAATAAGGAATCAGCATAAGGGGGTGAGAGAGTGAGGGTGAAAGACAAGGTCGATGAGACTATCGTGGCTGTATGTAATAGAATCCAGGAAAAAATTAAAGAAGATTCTTTTGATGAGAATAAAAATATTTCGCACATGGTAGAAGCCCTGGCGAAACTGATATCCGCCAGGGCTGGGCTTGAAGTTAATTAATTATTCTTCAGTGGGTTTGTTGATTGTTTTTACAATCGTATTAAAGAAATTTGTAACTTCTTCAGCTGTTGCAGTTGCAGTCGCACGCTTATCAATTAAGTCGTTCTGAATAGCGAGTTCTGTAAATGTTTTTGCAAGCTGATATTTTGCAGATTCATTAACACCCATGGATCATACCTCCTTTCTTTAGACTCAGGCATGGCAGTGCCTGTAATTACAGAATAGGAGAGTAACGACGAAAAGTCAATCTGTTGAAGAAAATCGACAAATTTCGACAAAGAGGTGAAATACATGGCAATTCAATACACATCAGAAGAAAAAAAGTACGTTCTCCTTAAAGGAAACATCCTGAAACGTATGGAAGCAGAAAGAGTATCTGATGCTCAGATGGCTGCAGCTACTGGAATGGCAGTGAGAACATACAGAGAGAAGAAACTGTATCCAGAGAAGTTTACTTATCCAGAACTCAGAAGATTGTTTATTCGGTTGAAGTTTCCGGAGAGTGAGATATTGGAGGCATTAACATGAGAGATTTAATAGATTCCATCCTGATCGGGGGATGTGCAAGTTATCTTCCGTTCTGGATATGGAACAACACAGGTGATCAGATTACTGGAGCAATCGCACTGAGCGGGGTAATATACGTCTTCAGACGATGGCATATATGGAATGCAGAATGAAAAAGGATCCTCAGAGCTGCAACTCAGAAGGATCCAAAAAATAATAATAGTTTATCACCCTTTCATTGTATGAGGGTAGAAAGGAAAAGTCAATGATTAAAGCAGAGAAAACTGGAAACAAAATGAAACTGACAATCACTGGAGATTCACATGATTTGATTTGTGAATTTGATGAGGTACTGAAAGCAATGTACAAAGTGCTGGATGAGAGCGTTGTAAAGTCAGCTCCATTTACTGCAGAAGATATCTTACACACAATGGCACATAATGCGGCGGCAGAGGGGAAGGAAAATAGGTGAAAGACAGATTTACAATCCCTAATCCCAATGGTGCCGGATACCGCATTCCTGCCTGCAGGGGCGGGAGTTTCCGAACAGAATGGCAGCAGGACCAGTCAGTTATATATGGAAGCATTGCTGATCGGCTAGGAGCTTATGAAGATATTGGAACCATTGAAGAGTTGAGAGAACTGAAAGCGAGGAAGATTAAATGAAATTAAATAAACTGGTATCTACTTTAAATATGGAGCATGAAGAATGGCTGGAAAACAGACGTAAAGGCATCGGTGGTTCTGATGCCGGAAGTATCTGTGGACTGAATCCTTATTCTTCTTCAATTGCAGTATTTCAGGATAAAACACAGCCATTGACAGAAAAGCCGGATAACGAATCCATGAGACAGGGGCGAGACCTGGAAGAATATGTTGCCCGCCGATTCATGGAAGAAACTGGTAAAAAGGTCCGCAGGGCAAATACAATCTTCTATAAAGAAGAGCAGCCCTTCATGTTTGCAAATGTTGACCGTCTGATCGTTGGCGAAAATGCCGGATTGGAGTGTAAGACAGCATCTGCGTATTCTGCTGATAAATGGAAAGACGGACACATTCCGGAATCTTATGAGATCCAGTGTCACCACTATATGGCAGTGACCGGTGCTGATGCCTGGTATATCGCATGTGTGATTTTGGGAAAAGAATTTATCTGGCATAAGATCGAGCGTGATGAGGAAATCATTCAGATGCTGATTAGCGTGGAATCTGATTTTTGGAATAATAACGTGCTTGCGAATAAGATGCCGGCACCGGATGGAAGTAAAGCTGCTGAAGAATTACTTTCGAAATATTATAAGACCTCTGATCCGGACAAGATGATTCCGCTGGTTGGATTTGACGAGAAATTGAAGAGAAGGGCAGAGATCACTGCTCTTCAGGACAAGCTGGAGAAAGAGAAGAAACAGATTGAGCAGGAAGTAAAGGTTTATATGGAGGATGCAGAAAAAGCTGATTCTGACAGTTATTCGGTCACATGGAAATCTGTGACTGCAAACCGTGTAGACACAAAGAAACTGCAGACAGTTTATCCGGAAGTTTATAAAGAGTGTGCGAAACCTTCTCAGAGCAGAAGATTCACAGTAAAAGAGATTGCATAGGAGGATAAATGAAATGGGAGTAAAAGATGCATTAGCAGAGAAGACAGAGAACAAAGGTGCTGTAAAGCTGACAAAATCCATGAGCATTGCGGACATGATTAAAGCCATGGAGCCTGAGATTAAGAAGGCATTGCCGCAGGTGATCACACCGGAGCGTTTTACCAGAATGGCGTTATCTGCACTGAACACGACACCAAAACTTGCAGAGTGTAGTCAGATGTCCTTTCTTGGGGCTCTAATGAATGCGGCCCAGCTTGGTTTGGAACCGAACACCCCACTGGGACAGGCGTACCTGATTCCTTATCGAAATAAAGGTAAACTGGAATGCCAGTTCCAAATTGGATACAAAGGCCTGATTGATATGGTCTACCGGAATGACAATATTCAGACGGTGCAGGCACAGTGTGTGTATGAAAATGATGTATTTGAGTATGAGCTTGGTCTGGAACCGAAACTGGTACATAAACCGGCATTAAAGGACAGAGGCCCCCTGCTTCTTGTATATGCACTCTGGAAGGCGAAGAACGGCGGATATGGCTTCGAGGTGATGAGTAAGGAAGATATTGATAATCATGCAAGGAAGTACAGCCAGAGCTTTGCCAGCAGCTACAGTCCGTGGAAGACGAACTATGAGGAAATGGCAAAAAAGACAGTTATCAAGAAATGTCTGAAATATGCTCCGGTCAAATCAGATTTCGTTATGCAGGTATCCAATGATGAGACTGTCAAGTCAGAAATCAGCGTGGATATGTCTGAGGTTGCAAATGAACAGGAACCGGTCATTGATGCAGAGTATAACGAAGTTGCTTCTGAGCAGGAAACATCTACAGCAGAAGCATAAGACAGCAATGATGCTTTGAAATCCATCAAAGGCATTGAAATATATCACACAAAATAAATGGAACAGCCCCGGAGAGAGGCCGGGGCGGAAAGGGGAATCATGAAACATATCAATATGGAAACCTTTGCGAATGGAGCATTCACAGAGCAGATCAACAGGGAACTGAAGAAAGTGACAGAAAACATCCAGGATCCTAATACAGATGCAACCGCAAAGAGAAAGATCACGGTTATGATCGAGTTTAAACCGAATGAGGCAAGAAATTTTGTGACCACAGGAGTACAGGCGAAAGCAACTCTTGCACCGGCACTTGGAGCAGTTACCGCACTTAGTATGGGTAAGAATCTTAAGACCAATGAGGTCGAAGCATATGAGGTAGGCGCTCAGATCCCGGGACAGATCACAATGGAAGAATCTCTGGAAGATATGTCTGAGGGGGAAGATACCAGAATGGTAGATTCGTCAACTGGTGAGATCTATGACACATCATCTAAAAATGTTGTTGATTTAAGAGCCGTAAGACAGGCTTAAAATACAGGAGGATAATACTATGATTAGAGAAGCAATGCAGTTTTTGACAGGATTAAAGGAAGAGGCAATGGAGCCGAAAGTGGTTGAGATTGCGGGAAAGACATATTGTAATAAGAATTTACAGAGATATGATGAAGAACCTACGGCAAAAGAGATCACTGCATCAACACTTACTGCAATGATCGATTATATCTATAATCTTTCCGATGAATTAAGAGCGAACATGATCATTCATGTGCAGAATCCACAGACAGTACGTCTCTATAGTGGATTAAATAAAGAACGTAAAAGAGAATATCTGTTCAGATCAGATGCCATTGTGCCATGCTTCAGATATGGTAACTATTATGGACAGGAAGAATTCCTGATCGAGATGCAGGCAAACTTTGAGGTGACTCCTGATCTGGAAACAATCCTTAAGGTTGCAGGTAATGTGGAAGCAAAGACAACTGCAAACTATGGTGATGACGGAGTTACCCAGAAGACAACTATCAAGCAGGGAATCGCATCTAAAGCAGATGTTCTTGTGCCGAATCCGGTTACACTGACACCATACAGGACTTTCCTTGAAGTCAAGCAGCCTTCCAGCGAATTTGTATTCCGCATCAAGGATAACGGCGGTGCCCCGGCATTTATGCTTGTCGATGCAGAAGGCGGCCTCTGGAGAGCAGAAGCAATGCAGAACATCAAAGAATATCTTACGAAGGCACTGGAAGGCATTTCCGATGACAAGAACAAGATAACGATCATTGCGTAATGATTGGTTATACATGCCTCGTCTGGAAACAGGCGGGGAGATAGAAAGGACTACATGAAAACAATTTGTTTTACAGTTCCCGGCAAACCACAGGGAAAAGCAAGGGCGCGTACATTTTATAATCCCAAGACAAAGGGAATGAGCAGCATGACACCGGAAAAGACAGTTCTGTATGAGAATTTCATTTCCACTTGTTATTTACAGGCAGCAGGAGAAGAAAGATTTGCAGATACTGCATATATCCGGATACGTATTCAGGCATTCTATGGAATAACGAAGAGCAGCTCTAAAGTGAAGAGAGAAGCAATGCTGAAAGGCGAGCTCCTTCCGGCGAAGAAACCGGATATCGATAATATTGCAAAAGCTGTTCTGGATGCACTGAACAGCGTAGCGTACCGGGATGATACCCAGGTAGTGGAATTGCAGTTAAGGAAACAATACAGCGAAAAGCCACGAGTAGAGATCTGCATGGAAGAACTGGAGGTATAAACGGATATGGCAAGGCGAAAACAGGAAGGAAATCGCTTTTTTCGCCTGGATGTGGATTTTTTCTCAGATAAAAAGATAAAGATCTTAAAGGCCAGATATGGAGCCGATGGGATCACCCTGTATATGTATCTTCTGTGCGAGATATATAAATCAGGATATTATTTAAAGATTGATGATGATTTTGAGTTCATTGTATCGGATGATCTGAACATGGACAGTAACAAGGTGAAGCAGGTCTTGAACTTCTTATTGGAACGGTCACTGTTTGACAACACACTTTTTCAGTCGGACAAGGTCTTGACCTCTGCCGGAATACAGAGGAGATATCAGGCAATGGTAAAAGCCAGAGCACTGAAAAATCCGATCACAGTAGAAAGGTTTTGGCTCCTTCAGGAGGAAGAAACGGAAACCTTTATTAAAGTGAACCCTTCTTTAAATAATTCCGAGAATAATCCCGATAATTCCAAGAAAAATAACGATAATTCCGAGAAAAATGACATAAAAGGAAAAGAAAGGAAAGGAGAGTATATATATGCGGCTCCGCCGGGTACATACTTTGCTGATTCTTCTTTGAATGAAGCCTTCCTGTTGTTCCTGAAGGTGAGACAGAACAATGGAGACCGTCTGACGGATGAACAGATACAGCTTCTGAAGGAAGAACTGAGCTCCATGTCTGACAAACCGGAAGAACTGACCGCCATTGTAAAGAAGTCAGTGATGAGTGGATGGAAGACATTTTATCCATTGAAGAAAAGTCGCGGCAAGAAGACAGAATCGAAGAACAGCAAGAACCGGTTCAATAACTTTCAACAGAGAGAATATGATTTCAATGATTATGAGAAGCAGTTATTGAATAAAGGACAGGAGGGATAGCTTATGGATAAGACATGTGCAACATGTATTGAGAATGACGATGGGCTGTGTGACCGCAAAGGAGTCCTGGTTCATGATGATGATATCTGTGATCAGCACAAGGAATCATGGAAGGATGCCATGTTAAGGCAGTTCAACAGAAGAACGATGAGGTATTGAGTCCTTCACTCGTAATGAAGGGGTCGTGAAAAAAGACAGAAAGGAGCCAGCCTCCGGCCGGGGCAAGGGTATACCGGGCTTCTTGAAGAAAAGGAAAACGAGAATGTGGGGTTATTGAAGGTGGGAAATAAATGAGTAAAGGCACCTTTCGGTGCCTTTAGCAGGGGCAATGGGATTCGAACCCACGACCGTACCTTTATGAGAGGTGTGCTCTATCCACTGAGCTATGCCAAATTTATTATATAGCGAAATGTGAAATTATGCAATTATAATTCCTCTCCAGTGTCATTCATCGTAATTGTGCCTTTATAAGTACAGTTAAGTTTTTGGGAGATTTCCAACATTTCTTTTTCTTGGAAATTATCTCGAGAGAGCTTATTGGTCAGGTTTTGACGACTGGTGCCAAGCAGAGCAGCCAATTCAGTCACAGTCATATTACGACGTTTCAGTAACACTTTTACTTTTTCTCCAAATGATAATGGCATATGATTCACCTCCTTGTTATGCATAGATTATAACACTATATAGTTTACAATGCAATTATAAAGTTTAAAAAGAAATATAATGATGTAAAATATACGTTGACAAAAGAAACTAAAAAGTGTACAATGCAAACATAAAATCAATTGGAGGTAGTAAGAATGTATGAAGTGATCAATGAAAAACTGAAATTGGAATCTTGCAGCATCGGTGATTTAACACTGGACATAGTGAACGGTATGTTGAAATCATGGAATGATGGAAGCAGCATATCAACGCTGACGGTATTTTATATGCCGGCAAGAGACACAATCGTGCTGAATCGCGATCATGTGAATTATGATACATATCGCACATTCACTGAGACATATTTGGGTTGTGATGAACATGTACGTCGGAAAATCAGAAAAAGGTATGAAAACAAAGAAGGTAGCGGCATAAGTGGAATAATTGAAATTTTGGATGGAGCTATCAAGCATCGAAAGGATTTGAAAGATATTTTTATGCTGAGGTATCAGCCAGTAGAGGAAGAGGATAATACCATCAGTTTTTCACTGATGAATGAGATTGTGAAAGATACAGAGAGTCATTATTTCGCAATGTACAAAGCTTTCCAGTACGGAGTAATACAGGGAAAACGTTTGGAGAGACGTAAAAAAAGACAATCCGCAACAGCCTGACCCGCATAGAGGATTGTCTTAAACACAAGGAGTACCTTGTGAAGATAAGTATAAGGTACTCCATATTTTAAATCAAGAGAAAAAAGGAGAAAACATAAATGAACGAATTAATTAAAATCAACTATGAAGCAGAAACACCAAC